AGCGATCGGACGAGGAATCGACTTAACGACGCGGATCCACGCAGGACGTAAGATAGAATCACAGCCAAGGCCGTGTAATCTTCGAAACGCCGTGCGGCGGAGACCGTTCGCAAGTCGAAATAGGGTTTCAATCCCATCTAGACTCTCTTTTTGGAAAAATGGACGGACCTCGTGCCCATCGTAGAAGTCCTTGCCACAACTCTCTCTGAAAGGTCCATCACGGAACGACTTGCTGCTATTAGCAGTAAAGCCGCAGAACGTGAGGACCTCAATGAGGAAGTCGTAGGCTGAGGACGGAACGATGATATCGTCACCATAGACTCTCACCTGTGAAGGATCGAGCCCTAGCAACTGCACGCAAGAAACTGATAGGCTCCAAAAGATCAGAGTCTCCAGTTCAAACGTGAAACCGTTCCCCATAGAGGAGAACTTCTCATACCTTAACCAATCTCCGTCCAAATAGCCGACTTTTGATCGGCAAAGATCAAGCCTCTCAAACCACTCATGTGGTAAGAGAAACCGGACCAATTCACGAGCAACAGTGTCGCTCGCTGAGGACAGGTCAATAGTAGCAAGAGAGCCATCGACTGAACCTTGACGCGCCAGTTCCTGATTAGGGACCTGGTCATCAAGATCTAGTCCGCACTTAAGCCAAAGCTTTCTCCGCATTAGTCTGCCTAGCCCAAGTTGGGCATAGACATTCATCAGCGGTTCGATTGCGATGGTTCGGTGCGTGACAGCGGTTTTAGGCACGAACGCTATACGGTTGCCTGGGACTAGGTTCATCTCATTCCGCGTCACAAAAGGCCAAAAGCCTTCTATTTCGCAGTTTGTCACTGACCTAGCCCACTGAGGCTGGCTTTGCACAAGCAGAGCCCCGATCTCCGCCATGTCGTGAGACACAGACGGAGCGACTTGCAGCTTATCGTAAAGGGAGGTTAACCCCCTTGCCTCGGAGTGATTAAAAGCACCGGGGCCAAAGCGACAAGCGTCAAGCCACTCACGAGAGTTCACAAACGAACCTAAGACCCTCTGAACCTCCAAAGCAGCTGCTGTGATAGCAACTTCCACTTGGGGGCTGGCATTTTTCGTGCCAGCACAAAGGGCCCTAAACCGTTTGTTAGTCTCGCCACACATTACCTCCGCTTCGAAGAATTTCTCCTTCGCTGCACGTAGAGGATCCACACCTTCTATCTCTAGAGGGGCCTTCTTAAGGAATGAGACGGCTTGATAATCGTCTCGAAACCTAGTGGGCAGGGTATAATCCCTTGGATTGACAGTCTTGCGAACAAGCTGTTCAACCTCATCGTACCGGAGCAATATCTCACAACTAAGTGAGATAGGTGTGTTGAGTGACTCATACAAATCAACGGCAACACTCTTCAGAACCCCGGGAGGGGCCCTGAAGTCTCTGCACATTGCGCGCAGAGTTCCTAAGAGGGCTCTTTTAGTAGAGTTTTCCCTCTGTCTGGTCAGAAAGTCCTCCCGCTCCGGGAGAACTCAATCACGTAGCCATTTTCAAGCCAGTCATAGCTTGAAACAGTTCCGGACTGAGCCACCAGAGCAGGATAACAACCAGGGTTCTGGAGATCAAGATAGAGATCGAGATCGCCTCCTTGGAAGCTAAGACTTTCCCTGTGAGTTCGCACAGCCGCGAAGCGGTTGACGATCTCCCAGGCCTCCGTTTCATCACCATCGTCAATCTCCAGCCCAACATCCTGTGCGAATGCCAGGACTGACCGGATGAGCCTTGCGGCTTCTTCGAGCAGACTGACATAGGTGTCCGGACACATATCTCCATCGCGGAGCAGTGAACGGGCATCGGCGAGGCATTGAGCCATCGTCTCGAGGTTAATCACTTCGTGTGAATTAATCATGCTAGGATCCTAGGTTATGAAGGTTTAGGTGGGAATGGCGCCAGTCTCCGCGGCAGCCTTGACGATAGCCTGCGCGACAGCTTCTTTGAAGCGCGCGTAGAACTCATCGACTTCGGCAACCGAGAGAAGAGCGGGATGGAGGATCTCGAACGTGCCCGTAAGGGTACCGTCGAGAAGACCAGACGTGCCGTTGATAACCGGACGCGTCAATTTGCCTCGAGTGCGATAAACACCCGCCGAACGATCTGCCGGGAGAACCCGAGACAGAACGAAACGGGACGTCCCAAGAATTGAGGTCGCACCGCTTTCGGTCCATTCGACGCTATCCGGATTTACGGCGTAGACGTCGAACGTAACGTTCGCGGCGGCATTGTTCTTGAGAGTCAGAGCGGCAGCTGCTGCCATAAGGTAAACTCCTGAAAAGGAAGAGTGGTTTATATGCGAGAATTTCGCATTCCGCCACGATAAGTTCCCTGTATGAGAGCCAATGATGTCACAAGTTTGGCAAAACCAAACGAGTTAGTCATCGGAGGATACAAAGAGAACGGATTCAGATCCGGGATGGATCTGATGTAACGCCGTCGGGTCCCGTTACCAAAGAAGCCAGTGGTGACATAATCATAGGCCAGATCTGCGGCGTGAGTCGCAGGTTCAACCATGGTCATGGCACTTAGCTCCGCGGTACTGAACATACTTCTACGGATCGTTACGCCTTGTTGAGCTGTAAGAGCCGTTAGCCAGTCTCCGACTTGGATAAACCAGTCGAAGACGAAACTAAACGGAATCAGCTCCCACGCAACTAACGCTGGATTTGTCATTCCCAGCTGTTGCATCTCCGACAAGTGTGGGCTGGAGAGCTCACACCAGATCTTGACTTTCGTGGTGACACTCGTAGAGAGTGTCATATCACGAGGATGGTCAGGACCACCACCCCAAGTTACAACGGGATCCGAAAAGTGCGCAGACCCTTGGGTCATAGCACTCGCAGAAACCGTGAACCGGGGGGGTCGGATAACGTGCTGCTGAGCAAAGAACTCAGCCGCACCCTTAACATCCATCAGTAACGGCATCCAGCCGTACTTATACTCTAACCAGCTCTTATGGAGCCGTCTAGGGGTGATGTTAAGGTTTTGGGCGATACCTCTTAAATCGCC